AAATATAGCTACTGGGGCTGTTAAAAACAACACTAAAAGAACTATGGAGGCAGCAGGTATGCCTTCTTCATCAATGAAAGCTGTGCAGAACAGAGTAAATAAAATTAACGACACTCTGTCACCTGCTGAAGTCACCAAAGAGATGGCTGCTTTAAGAAGACTAGGTGAGCAAATACCCCCTACAGACCCAACAGCAAAGAAGATGCTAAACTCTGCTATTAGAAACCTAAACAATACGTTAAAAGGTAAGAAGTTTGTTCGTCCTGTGGCGGCTATTAACAGAGGCAAAGCCGCTTTAAACAGTTTGACTAAAAAAGACGGAACAACTGGTCTAATGGGCTTACATAAGAAAATGGCAGACAAGTTAGTTTCGATGCGTAGTAACATGTCTTTTAACGAAGCTCATCTGGAGTTATCTACATTAAAAGCAATGCAACGAGATGCTGTTCGTTCTGTTGGTGAGAAAAGCACAAAAGCTGAGAAGCTAGTAAACGAAGCTATTGGTGATTTAGAAAATGCTATGGAAGCCGCTGCTAAAAACTTTAATCCTGATTTAAAGCAAAAATATGACGCTGTAAAAAACATATACAAAGAAGGTGTGCAGACTATACACGGTGATTGGTTGGTCAAAGCGTTAAGAAAAGATAATGTAGCTGACATAGGACAATATCTTGTTAAAGGCGGTGAAGCCATGAGCGTCAAGCAGGTTAAAGATTTAATATCAAAAGCTAAACAGCTAAAGGTAGATGTTTCAGGCAACAATATTTTAGAAAGTATAGAGAGAGAATACCTCAATACTTTGTTCCCTGCTAATACTTTAAACGAAGGCTTGTCGTTTATGAAGAACATGAAGGACAACAAGTTTGCTGATACTTTTGCTGCTATTGTCGGCAAAGATAAAGCAAATAAACTGCTAGAGTTTGGCAAGGAAATAGAGATTCTTTCTAAAGGACTGAAGGGCAGTGAAGGAGCTTTGTCATTAACAGTTAGGGGTCAAGAATTAGGTGCTGTTCGTGATCCTATTTCAGTAACGAGTCTTGTTTATCCTTTACTAGCTACTGTAGCTAAGGGTCAAATGAGTCCTGCTAATGTTACTAAAAAGTTAAACCAAATAAAGGCAATGAATAAACAATTAGTTTCTGGTAAACCCATCACTGAGGAAAAAGTAGCTAGAGTGTTAGGACTAAACACACAAACAGGTCTAATCACTGGTGCTGTCTTAGTAGACCAAGAACAGCAGTAACAAAAAAGCCCTATGCAGTCATCTACATAGGGCTTTTTAGTACCTACAACATTTACACTATCTCACACGCACCACCTACACAGGCCAACTCTTGGCTACCTGTTGTGTTGTCATCCTGCTCAAACTGTTCCAGAGCAGACCAATCTACACTCACTGGCATAGCCGCTAGTAACTCCTCATACTTCTCAGCGTCTATGTCCTCATACGGAGCTTGTTGATATACATGATCGCTATACGGCAACAGACTAATACCACTACACAGATCAAAGTTATCCCATATCCACTGTGCTACTTCCAAGAACTCATCGTCTGTATAGTAAACAGTAATGCTTGGTTTATGCTCACACCAGAATTCTTGGTACTTCTTCCATAGCCTCAGTTGTTGCAGAGCATCAATATCATTAACCTTAATACTTTCTTCAGGTGCTTTGATGGGGAAGCTGAACACCAGTGACGCTTGGCTCATCAAGTCTTGCTCTACTGGGAATCCTACTGTTTGCATAAACTGTGCAAGTGGATCTTTCTTGTCACTACGTACTCTGCGAATGTAATGCTCAGAGAAGCGAGGATGGATGCCACTAGCAGAATCGACAAGCTGAGATACAGTACCGCTTGGCTTAACACATGTAATAGCCGCAGACTGATTAATGCCAAGTTTAGCCGCCCACTTCTCGTTAGTTTTAACAGCAACGTCACGTATCTGTTCAAGCCACTTCTCCAAGTCAGGTGAGTTTTTACCTAATAAGTAGTGATCCATAATCCCTGTCATGCTTACGCCTAGCAGTGCCTCCTCTTCCGTATTTCTCTTCCATACATTCCGTAAATAGCGGAAGTCTGTCAACGTAGCCTGTAGTGTACCAATAATAGCCGCTACCTCTGCCTTCTTCTTCAGCGTGTCTAGGTCATCTTCAGGACGCACTACAATCTCTGACAAGTTACAGAACTGATTACTGCGTAGGATGATCTCAGAGCATGGGTTAGTACCAAAGTCCTGCTCAGGGTCACGCCTACCGTTACGTGCGGCAATCTTCTGTGCAGCAACTCGACTGAAGATACCACGCTCTCCTGCCTTGCTCTCGTACATGTTCTGCATCTCTGCCAGGAAACTCTCAAAGTCTGGCTTCTCAGTGTACGCCACAGAGTTGTTAGCAAGCCTACGCTGTCCTTCTGTGTCCCACCAGTTGCCATTTTTAGCCTTAGCCATGCGTGGATCTGACAAGTTAGACAGGCTAATCAGTGCTGACCTACGCACACCACCAACAACTACAATGTCTGCTATCTTACAGCATACATCGTGACACTCAAGGGAGGTTAGCTTACGTCCTGCTGACTTCTGGAATATGCCTACACAGAAGTGAAACAGATCATCAAGAGGCTCTGGGCCACTAGCGCGTCCACCGAATGTCTTTAGCCTAGCACCAGACTCTCGTATCTTGCTCATGTCCCACTTAGGTATCTTACCTGCGTACAGTAGACTGATTAGCTCACGGATGGAACTCTTCAGCAACGATGGGTAGCTTGTTAATGAAGTTACGCTCAACGCTGAAGCCTACGCCTGTGCCACACATCAGAACATACATCAACTCGTCAAAGCTACGTGGTGAGTCAATGTGCAGGTAGCTACAGTTAAAACCTGCTACGTTGTCTTTAGCCAGTGCAGCCCCTGCTGTCATCATACAGCGCATAGAAGGCATCACATCAAGGTGTAGGATAGCTTCTTTGAGTAGGTTATAGTCTTTACCCTTTAGCTGTCCACGTTCTTTAAAGAAGTCTACATAGCGTGTGACTGTCTCTTCCCAAGTCTCTCGTCTACCTTCCTCTGGCAACCAACGAGCGTACCTGCTCTTGTGTATAAACTGCTGATACTGATCCACTAGTTGTTCTCCTCTGTTACCATTGCTGTTAGTTTGTTTAAGTACCAACCTGCCTTCTGTAAGTCCTGTACCTGCTTACCTTTGTACTCGTAACGCCACAGGTACTTCATGCAGTTGCCCTTGAGGTAGCCTTTGAATGCAACACTGGACATGGACTCCTCTATTGCATCAATACACTCTATGTTACCTAAGTTGTAGTGGCTAGGGTTATTCACTGGGTCTATCTCTGCTGCTTCTTCCTCAGCAGGTTTAGCCCAATGCTCTAGTCCTGTCTTCTGTACTTTCTCGTTGTGGTTCTTAGCCACTCTGTCCCACTCAGCGGGGCTTACGTCATTGAGTCTCATGTTTAAAATCCTCTGATAGTTCTTCAAGTCTGTCGTTGATGCGGTCACTAAACTTGTTGACTAACTCTTCTGAGCTTATATCTAATATCTCTATGATTGTTAGCTCGTCTAGCATCGACATCTTCTCTAGTAGTTCATAGTAGGTTAGAGGCATCCTAGTCTCCGTACTTCTCTCTCAAGTAGTTTATACTAACAGGTAGCTCATCACAACCACCGTCTTTAACCTCATTAAGCATCCATATCCCTGACCAACTGCCATTAGTCTGTGGGTTAAGGTAGTCCTCATCGTGCTGATAGAATATGCCAGAGAACAGTCCTAGCATGTTAGTGCCATCAGCCTTCCTAGCATAGGCAATGTCCCTGTCCTGTACGTGTCCCATCACACACGACATATACTTCTTCTGTAGCATCAGCTTTGCACTGCTTACTGGTCTGCCCATAACACCACTGGTGAAGTAGTGGGCATAGGCTATGTCGTCAATGATAACAGGCTCTAGGAATGGATAAACTTCCCAACCAAACTCTTCTAACTGAAAGTCTCTGTAGCTAATTAAACCGTCTAGCTTAGGGTCTGCATTGGTTGCTCTTTCTATGCGGTTCTCGTGGTTGCCTAGAGTGAACACTAGTCTAGGATTCCAACGCTTGTCTTTGTTGCGTATCAGGCGGTTCTGCTCATCCTTGATAGGACGCATGAACATCTCCATAGCAGCAACACCTGCTTCTATGTCGTTGGTGTAGCGTCTGCCTTCAAAGCTACGAGTGCCTACATCGTATGATGAGAGACTAGGTAGATCGAACCAGTCACCTATCATCACAATAACGTCAGGCTTCTTGTCTACAGCGTACTGCCCTGCCCATCGTAGATGCTCTATAGACTGGTCTGGCTTTACTTGCGTGTCTGGTATTACTAAATGTTTAGTCATTATTGCTCTCCGTGATGTGCAAAGTCACCGTTAATTCCTGTTGCCCATTTCTTTTTCGCTTTACACCAACTGACTCCTTTATATCCGCTAGTGTTGTTAGCGTTCGTTTTCCTGTTGTGTTGGTTTTGACCAACAGTGGCTGCTCTCAAGTTTTCTATCCTGTTATCAACTTTGTCGCAATTTATGTGATCTATCGTCTTAGGCAGATAACCTTTATGATATAAGAAAATAAGACGGTGTGCGTAGTACTTTTTCCCATTAATACCAACACGTATGTAACCTACTTTTGGATTAAGAGAACCTGCAATATCTCCAATTTTTTGATTATTACTGTTAGTAACTTTCCAAATTAAATTACCAGTTTCTTTGTCATAGTCAAACAAATGTTTCAATAAATCTACAGTTAAATCTCTCATTTCTTACGCCTCTTACGTTCTGCGTTAGTCTTTGCAGTGTGGCACTTGTGACACAGTACTTGATACCCTTCAGCTTCTATGAACATTCTTTCAATGTAGGTGTTCCAATCTACAAAGCCTACTTCTGGATCTACTACTGGATCTATG